TCGCCGGCTCCGAGCGCGTTGGAGTACGACCGGCCGAGAGTCCCCTGGAGGTCCATGGGGAGGTTCGCGGCGTCGGTGTACTCGTCGGGGTCGATGCCGGTTGCCCGGTGCGTCTCGGGGAGGCCGGCGAAGGGCGCGAGTCGCCGCTCGCAGATGCCCTCGCACTGCCGGGTGGCCTCGATCATCAACTGGTCGAGGGCCTCGGCTGAGTAGTCGCGGACCAGGTCGGCGAACTGCCCGGTCTGCATGTCCGCCGACGTAGCGAGCGGGACCGGGGCGTCCGCGGCCATGAGTTACTCCTCGACGGGCTTGTGAGCGGCCGTCTTGCGGGCGGTGGTCTTCTTCGCCGCGGGCTTGGCGTCCGGCTCGTCGGTGGGCGCTTCCGGGTCGACCTCGGAGAACTCGGGGTTGACCTCGGAGTCCGGATCTTCCGGGCCCGCCTCCTCGTCCGGCGGTACAACGAGGGTGAAGCCGCCGTCGGGGATGGCGAGGAGCGCCTCGGCTTCTTCGTGCGGCATGTCGACGACCGCGCCGTCTTCGGGCCAGGAATGGCCGAGCGAGTCGTTGCCCGCCCGGTCCTTGCGGATGAGCGGCATGAGCGCTCCTTTCGGCGAAGGGTGCGGCGGCGCACGACGGGAGCCGTGCGCCGCCGTTGGGTCAGCTGGTCAGCGACGAGGAGACGCGGTTGATCCGGCCGGTGTACTTCGGCGCCCGCACCGCGAGTGCGCAGTCACTCACGATGGCATACGGCATCTGGTCCGGGGCCGCAGTCGTCGGATAAACATCTAGCGGCTCCAGCTCCCGAACGTAGGGCCGCAGGAGGAACTGGGGGTCGCGGGCGATGAGGTAGATGTTCTCCGACCCGGACGCCTGCGGCTTCATGGCCGCGTTGGTGCCCACGTAGGCGGCCGGGATGCTGGCCGGGGCGGTGGAGCCGTTCTTCGGGGTGAGCTTCGCGCCGTCGTCGACGATGCTCGTGGTGAGGATCGGGGTGACGCCGTCGGCGGCGATACCGACGGTAGCGTCGACGTAGCCGAGGAACGTCTCGGTGCCGGTCGCGGTGGACCGGAACACCTTGTACAGGTTGGGCTGCGCGCCGTCGTAGGCCGCCGGGGTGGAGAAGCTGAGCGTCACGGTCGAGGTGGCGCCGGTGGTGACCTGAGAGACCTCGGTGGACGGCAGGATCTCGCCCTGGCGGGCGATGACCGGCGCGATCTGGTAGTAGTACGTAGCCGCCGCGAGGGTGCCGCCGGTGGTGGCGGTCGCGCTGGTGACCGTGCCCATCTGGTACGACCGGGCCGACAGGAACGAGCTGGTCACCATCGGGATGCCGCGGTAGGCCTGAACGTTCAGGCCAGCGGCGACCTCGGCGGGGCTGAGGTACCGCTGGTTGGCGATGGCGAGCTGCGCGATCCGCGACTCAGCGGTGGAGGACATCACGAACATCCACCCCGGGCCGTTGATCTTCATGGCGGCCTGCTGCTCCACCATGTCGATGAGCTTGTCGAGCCAGCCCAGCGACAGCGACGCGTTCGCGGCGTCCACGGCGTTCTGGGTGCCGCCGGAGAACGTGGAGACGAGGCTGTCGAGACCGTCGAACTGCGGGTAGCCGCCCAGCGACGTGGACCCGGTGTTGCCCCACAGGATGGCGTTCTCGATGTCCCAGTACAGGCCCTGGATGGACCCCTCGATCTCCTGTGCGCGCAGGTCCCCGGCCAGGCCGCGGGTGACGGCCTGCGCGTAGCCGGTGACGGCACCGACGGACTGCAGGTTGCGGATGGGGAACGAGTTCTGCACGTAGGTCGAGTTGGTGACCGGGCGGGCGCCGCCGTCGGACACGAACCCGCCGGCCGCGCGGGCGGTGCGCTGGTTGAAGTAGTAGACGCTGGAGTCCCACTTGCGGGACGGGATGGCCCGCACGAGGGGGGCGTAGCGCCGCTGGTACTCCAGCAGCATCGGGTCGACGATGGTCGGGGTGAGGGCGGCTGCGCCTGCGGCGGTCAGCGCCTCGCGGAGTTCGGCCTGGCTGGGCATGGTGTTGCCTTCCGGCAGTGGTGGGTATGACGAAGCCCCGCGCACGGGGTGTGGGCGGGGCGGCGTGACCATCTCTGCCGAGCGGCACCAGCGATGGGCTGGCGGTCAGGGTGAAGCTGAGCGGGGGTGCGTCAGGCGCTGGCGCGCGCGCCGAGAATGGCGCTCACGGTCGCCGGGGAGACATGCTGCCGGAACTCCTCGTCCGTGTACTCGTGGAGCGGCTTGGCCGGCCAGCCCTCCGGGAGGCCCCCGCCGGCAACGGGCGCGGTGTGCTCGGTGACCGGGGTGACGAGACCCTTGCGGGTCGGGCCGCCGGTGGCCTCGACGTGCTCCTGCACAGCCTTCGGCAGGGCGCCGGCGATACCTTCGGCGACGAGGCGCGCGATGCGCTGCTCGTCGGTCTCGGCGACCTCTGCGTTGGCCGGGGCCGCAGCCTCGACGACGGTCTCAGTCGGCGCGGACTCCACGGGCGCGACCGGCGCCGGAGTCATTGCCGTGACGAAGCCCGCGAGGGCATCGCTCAGCTTGTCGATCTTCGCGCCGAGGGCGTGGATGCCGTCGGCGCTACCCGGGGTCTCGGCCGCCGGGGTGGGGGTGGACTCCGCCATGGCGGGCTCCTTCTCCTGGGTGGGGGTTTCGGCGGCCGGTGTCTCCGGTGCCGGGGTCTGCGGGAGGGCGTCTGCGGGGGCGGTCTCGCCCATGTCGTCGTCGGCATCCTCGACCGGGGCGCCAGCGAGATCGATGTCGGCGTCCATGTCCGGGTCGATCGCGACCAGCGCGGCGCAGGCACCTGCCATCGCGGCGCGGCCCACCGCGTCAAGGTCATGCGGGTCGAGGAGCCGCGACGACACAGTGATGGTCGTCGGCCCGTTGGTGAGGCTCAGGTACACGTCGGCCCGGTCCGGGGCCATGTCCCAGCACTCAGCGAGAACCTCGGTGACCGGAGCGGCCGGGTCTACCAGCCAGCCCTCCTCCGTGCGCGCCACACCGTGGCCCCTGAGGGCCTTCGCCGCCCGGTCCTTGACGCGCTTGAGCTGCGCGGCCGTGTACTGCCGAGCGGTCGTCGACTCGCACAGGGCGAGCCAGGACGCCTTCGCCTGCGTGCGAGTGCCGACCGGCAGGCGAGGCTCGCCCAGGTATCCGAGGTCGGCATGCGGGCCGGCTTCGGCGGTGGCGGTCTCGGTGATAGTCACGGTCGCCTCCGGGGCGGACTCGGCAATGGGTACGCGGCTCATGCCGTCGGATTCGCGGGGCTCGGCGCCAGCCAGTACGACGGATGCGATGGCCGCACCTGGTACGCCGGGCTTGCGGGTGTAGTCCAGGCCATCGAGCTCAAGGTCGTCGGCCGTCTCGACGGTGGAACCATCTGGACCGGATTCCCGGCGTACCGGCCCGAGCCAGGCGCCGCGGATTGAGACGCCCTTGAGGACAGGGCTCGGGCCTGAGACGAGAGAGAGAATGTCGCGGCCGTGGGCAGTGTCGGTGATCTCCGCGTCATAGGACACGGATCCGTCCGCCTCCTGGGCAATACGGGTGATGCGACCGACGATCCGCGTCGAGTCGTCGCCGGCCTCGTGGTGGGTGAGGGTGGTGAGCGGCATGTCTCCGTCGGCGAGGCGTACTTGCGCCCGATCGACCATGCGTCCGATCGCCTCGATCGTGTACTTCCGGTTGTTCTTGCTGATGCCGGGCCGGATCGCGGTCCCGGTGACGGTGGCGATCGCGGCCACACGAACCTCCGAAGTGGTGGGGCCGGTCAGCGGCCGATGAGGCAGATCGATGTCTGCGGGTAGGCGGGGGTGGTGCCGCCGAGAGTCCAGGTGACGCGGCCGGCGTTCGGCAGTACGAGGGCGGCACTGGTGGACGCCACGTTCGGCATGTGCAGGCCTGCGTAGGCCGATCCGCGTCCGGCCGTGGTGGTCAATTGGGTGATTTTCGCGACGGCCGGGTACCAGTTGCCGTCCGGGTCCTGGATGTCCAGGCCGACGTCGAGTGTCGGCGTAGTGCCCGTCGGAGTGCCGGTCACGTTGACGGCCAGCCACACGTCGCTGATGTCGGTCAGGCTGAATGTCGGGCCGTTAGTTGTGGCTGCGCCGGACAGAGTGAGGATCGTTCCGGAGGGGGTCAGGTTCCACAGGACCCGGGCCGGCTTGTAGCTGCTCATGGAGTCTCCACGGGTCAGGCGAACCAGTTGGCGAAGTGCGAGAGTGAAACCTCGGCTGCGGGCACGCAGCGGCAGACTGGGTGGCTCGGCATGAGCGGGAAGTCCGTGAGTGGCCACGGGTTCCCAGCCTCGTTATCGACGCAGGTGACGCAGACGCGGCCATCTCCCGCGCTGATCCAGTCCGCGCGCAGTGCCCCCTCGGAGCGGTACAGGTCGAGCGCCCCCTGGTCGGCGGCTGTGGTCATGGCCCAGTCGACGACGAACGCGACTGATTCCACGTCTGTGCCGGTAAGGACGTTCATCGCGTCCTCGATCATCTGGTCGCGGTCGGCGCCGTCTTCGGCTCCCTGCGCGAGGGCCCGGCCGAGGTCAGCCGCAGCCCGGTCGATGGTGCGGCCGAGCCAGCCGCCCGTGTCGGCCCAGATCTCGTCGAGGCGTTCCAGGGACTGGTAGGCGTCGTCGAAAGCAATGTTCCAGTCGAGGCCGATCCGGTTGGCCCGCTCAGCGGCAACCGCGACCGCGTTGACCATGCCCTCGGCCCGGCCGGCTGCGATGGCGTCCCTCAGTGCGGCGCGCAGGGCATCCCATCCGGCGCCGGCTGCGGCGGCGAGCGCGGTGAGCATGGCCTTGGCTGCGGCGAGGGCTTCGACCCGGATGCTGGGCTTGTCCTGGTCGGCTTCGGCGAGCCCCACGTGCTGCCGGAATCGGTCGACCATGTCGGCGACCGCGTCCCGATCGATGAGGTCGCGCCACACGGCGGCCACTAGCGGCACGTGCTTGGCCTGCTGCTCCTCGCGGCGCTGGAACAGTAGCGCCCACATGCCTTCGAGCTTGCCGAGGTCGATGGTGACTTCGAGGATGCGCGGATCGTCGGCGTGCTCGACGGCGAGCGCAACGGCCGCGGTGGAAGCGCGCCGCACTCGGTTCGTCATCGGCCCACCAGAGACGGCCCAGCCCGCCGCGAATGCCTCGCGCGCCGGAGCCTCCATCGGGTGCTCCAGCCGGAGGTCGGTGCGTTCCGTGCCGTGGACTGCCGACAGGGAGGCAAACTCGATCGGCCCGGCTTCGAGGCGGTCGAGCGGCGACGGATCATCCGCATCAAGGTATGTGATCGAGCAGTGCGCTGTGTATCCGTGGTCCCGCGGGATCTGGAACCCGCGCCCGTACAGGGCGTCGAGGGTGTCGCGCCGGAGGTCTTCAAGGTCGGCGGAGTCGACGAGGGCGACGATGACGTCTTTGTCGCCCCCAGTGAACCGCGCAAGCCCTGAGATCTGACCGCTGATCGGCTTCCGTGCGGCGAGCTCGGCTACGACCTCGTGAAGGGCTTCGGCGTCGACATCGGCAGCATCGCCGAGGTAGGCAACCGTCACGTGCATGTCTGTTGCCAGAAGCCCGCCGTCGACCGCGAGTGCCTGAGCTACGTCGATCGGCGGGTAGAGGGCGATCATGCAGCCGTCGGAGAAGTCCGGGGGTGCCACGCTCACCCCCTATCGGTCAGCCGACCCGCTTCTTGATAAGCGGCAGCACATCCTTGGCGCTCAGCGGATGGTTCGGAGGATCGGGCGGCAGCGGCTCAGGCGGCGCGCTCATCGACACCTCCTGGCAGTGTGGCCAGCGCCTCCCGTAGCCGAGCCCTGTACCGGGCGTGCAGCGACTCGGCGGGCGGCGGCTCCCTCTCCGGCTCTGGCTCCTCCGATTGCCCCGGTGGCGCGTTGCCCGCGAACGCGGCGAGCTGGGGCGGCACGGGTGCGGGCTCGGGCTTCTCCACCGCGATCGGCTCGCCGTGCTCCGGCGCGGCCGGCTCCAGAGCGGTGCCGCGGAGCCTGTTCGCGATGAACGCCTTGGATGCGGCGTCCATGTCGGCCCACTTCACCAGGTTGGTGCGGTCGATCAGGACGGGCTGGTCGCCGCCGTCGACAGGGGGTTCGCCGATGTCGGCTCGGGCCCGGTTGAGGGTCCATTCTCCGTTGCGGATCCGCATGTCACGGATGTCCTCAACGGTCTTGGAGTCTCGCATGTCGACGTCACGGAACTTGAGCTTCCAGCCCTCGACGCCGAAGCCGTTCTTCGCGAGGTGGAAGTTCAGGGCCTCCAGTACGAGCTCGGCGAGGGGCTGGCAGGTGTTAACCATGAACGTGCGGTCCTGCGCTTCCCCGGTGCCGCCGCCGAGGTTGCCGGACTCGATGATGCCGACCTTGGATGGCGGAACCCCGTAGGCGGCGATGATCTCGTCACGCTTCTGGTTGAGGAACTGCAGGTAGTCCATGGTGCGGGACTGCGAAAGTTCGTTGACCCCGGCGCCGCCCTTGGTGTTGATCGGGTTGCCGATGTTGCGCGGCCCGATGTTGCGCTGCTGGTACTGGGCGTTCCAACGGTTGATGTCCGACGGGGAAGCGCCCGCCGGGTGATCCACGTGGAGGACCGGGGGGCAGCCCTTCCGGAAGATCTCCTTCGAGGTCGCGGCGGAGAACAGCCACGACACGATCGGCAGCATCGCCGCCTGCGTTGGGCTGACGCCGAACACCCCGGACCGCGGCGAGTCCAGCGAGATGTGGATGACGTCGCGCGGTTCGAACGTCGCCCGCTGGCCGAGTTCGGTGACCTGCACGTAACTGGTGATCGTGCCGTGCTCATCAGCGATCGGCAGCATCGACGGGCAGTCCAGCGAGTACAGGGCGACGGGCTGCTGGCCGAGCCAGACGACCTCGATGAACGCGTCACCGAACACGAGCAGGTCGGTGATGACGCCGCGGAGGATCTGCCGGACGTTCTCCCGCGGGTTGCAGTAGGCCAGCATTCGCTCCAGCAGGAGCACCTGCTGTGGCTTGTCCGGCTGATCCTCGTCGTCCTCGCCGTTGTCGTTGTCCCAGTCGGTGACGAGGCCGCCGGCGGTGATGGTGCGGGCGATGGCGTTCACGGATGCCCACGACCAGGGGCAGGCGAGGTACGCCTCGTAGAGCTGGTTCAGCATCGATCGGCGGTCGGACTGGGTGGCTGCGCCGATGCCCTGGTTGGACTCGGTGAGGCCACCCGGGCTGATGCCGTACTCGAATCCTGAGCGTTCCGGGAGTTTCGCCGGGGCCGTCTCCAGCACCTCGGTCTCGGACCGCAGACTGTTCCACCAGGTGCGCAGACTCACGGGACGTTCACCGTCCCCCCAGCGCGCGGCGCCTCGTCTTCATCGAACCACCAGGCGTCGTCGGCTGGCGCGGACTCGGACGGGCGCACGGCCATCGTCGGCCCGAGCGACTGCAGAACCTCGGCGCTGGCGACCGGCGCCGCCTCCTCGTCGAGGATGACGAACTCTGGTCCGGTGCCGAGGTTGGCCAACAAATACCTGACCGCGTCGGCAAGGTGGTCGTCTGCGGTGGTGTCGGCGTCTTCCGGGTCGCCCTTGGTGGCGTGTGGGAGGTCCGACAGTTCCCGGTACAGGTCGGGGCACGTCGTGAAGATGTGCATCTTGGGGCAGGTGTCCCAGCCCTGCGCCCGGTGATGTGGGCACGCCGGGGCTTCTGCGAGGTAGGAGCGGACCCGCTGCCAGCCGATGATGCGGGAGCCCGCACCCTTGCTGGCGGGTGCCAGGTGCACTCCATTGTCGGCGTACACCGAGGCGATGGGCTTGGCGTCGCCGCGAGTGGCCCACATCGCGTCATCGGCGTACCGCACGGCGATGTGCTCACCAGCAGCTTCGGCGGCGAGGATGCTCTGCGCCTGCTCTGCTTCTCCGACGCCGCGCCGGTAGATCTCGCGGTAGACCCAGACGCGGCCGTCTTCGTCTACTGCGGCCCACAGGACCGCCCAAGGGGCGGCGAAGCCCCAGTCGATGCCGTTGTACCGCTTCCATGTGGCGGGCAGCGTGATCGGTTCGATGACGTGCCGGTCGCGCTTGAGCTGGAACATCTGGCCTTGGAACACGTCCCAGTCCCCGTCCAGGAATGCGGCCCGCAACTTTTCGGGCAGCGCCTTGAGGTCGGCGGCGTATTCAGGGTTGACGTGGGGGTTGTCGGACAGCTTCGACGGGATGAAGCGCACCGTGCGCCCGCGCTCATCGACGATGACCTTGCTGCCGTAGCCAGTGGGCTTGATGTAGCGGGTCTTCACCGCGCCGTGGCCCGGGCCGCCCGGGTTGGTGCCGGAGCGGATGCCGAGAACGGGGATGTCGCGGCGTCCGGACCGCAGCCGGGATTCGAGGAAGCTGCACACGTCGGGCGGGGTGAGGGTCCGCTCGTCGAAGATGAGCAGCTGGTACTGGCCGCCCTGCCGGCGTGTGGCGTCCTGCACGGTCTCGGCGTACCGGAACATGATCAGGCTGCCGTTGGGGAACCGGAGCTCGTACTCGGTACCGTTCCAGCGAGCCCCGAGGTCTTTGGCGAAGTTGAGGTTCACTAGTTCGGCGATCAGTGACTCTTTGAGTTCGCCGTAGGTGCGGCGGAAAGCCCCGACGCGCAGCCCCGGGTAGCGGACGCATTCCCGGATGGCGTGCGCGGTCAGGGCCCGGCTTTTCCCCCGCCCGCAGCGCCGCCGAACAGGACGTCGAACTCTTCTGCACTATGGAAGGTCCGCTGCTTCGGGGTGGGGGTGTAGCCGAGGGCGCCGAAGACGTCCCGTGGGGGTGCCTCCAGCATCTGGGCAGCGAGGATGAGGGCGTCCACGACTCACCCCTTCCTGATCAGACGGCGCGGAGGTGGCGGGCGGCGACTTGCTTGGCCGCGGCAGCAGATTCGCCGGTCACGCCAGCCGCGATGAGTGCCGCGTCGATGGCCCGCAACACGGTCTCGGCCTGCTTCTCGGTGATTGCCGCAAGCCTCTCGTCGATGTTGAGGCGGGCGATGTTGGCGAGGAGGTTCCCGGCCTGGTTGACGGCCCGCTCGTACAGGGCGACTTCCGCGCGGAGTTGCTCGCCGGCACCGCCCTTGTAGCGGATCTCTTCGAGTTCGTTGACCTTGGCGCCGAGCGCGTTCTTGAACGCGAGCACTTCGCCGGCCAGCTCGCTGAGCGCGGTGAGCGGGTTGTCGACGGGGCTGGCGCCGATCTGGACGAGCAGCTTGTTGGCTTCCTTCATCAGCTTCACCTCCGCGATCCGCTTGGCCGCTGCCTTGAGGGCGTTGGGCGACTTGCCGCCGTGCGCTTTGCACACATCCTGGCCTCTCATGGCCCAGTCGGTGCAGCGCTGTCCGGCGTTGTGGCCGTTTTTGGTGGTGCCGGTGCAGCGGCGGTCGTCGGGTGCTTTGCCGATGAGGCCTTGGCCGCTGTGGCGGTGGCAGACGTCGTAGCCGGGGAGGGTCCACAGTTGGCAGCGCCCGCGCGGGTCGCCGCTGGGGTACAGGCGGATGGTGACGCATTGCCGGTCGGGGGGTGGCTTGCGGGGGCCGGGATGCGCCATTAGCTGCTGCCGGTGGTCCAGTGCTCGGGCAGCAGTGTCGGCGCGGGTTCGTCGGCCGGCTCGGGTTCGGGTAGCGGTTCGGGGGTGCAGTCGCAGCCGGGCAGGTCGGCCTCGTTGGGTGCGGTGCAGCTGCTGGTATGGATGTGGGCGGCGGCGTCCATGTCGATGGCGTGCGGGCCGCAGGCGAATACGGGGGTGGTGCACTCGTCGGCCTGCGGAAGCGGCCCGAACTCGGGCGCCGGGAGTTGCGGGTCGGCGAGCAGGAGTCGTTCGTCGCGCTTCTCCTGCTCGAGGGTGATGTGCGCGGCGAGTTCGGCGTCGGTGAGACGCCGCTGCCACTGCACGATGGCCCGGTCGCCGCACGCTGCGCACCGCGGTCCTGCGGGCGCCTGGCTAGCCGGGGTGGTGTCGGTTGGGGTGCTCACGGTGGCCTCCTCAGGCGGGTCAGACGGCATACCAGCCCCACGCGGTGCCGTTGTAGAGGGCCTGCACCCGCAGGGTTACGCCGGTAGCGACGGTGGCGGTGGTGGCCCCGGTGCCGCTGGTCGTGTAGATGAGTTGGCTGCTGGTCGTCCCGACGGTGAGGGTGTTGGCGCCGACGTTCTTGAAGACGTACTCGACGGGGTTGTAGTCGGCGGCCGGGAGCGTCCCGGTGAACCCGGCGGACGTGGTATCGCAGACCAGGGTGCGGTCGATGGGGCTGCCCGTGAACGTCGTCGTCTTCCGCTTGATGGCGCGCGGTACCTGACCGTTGACGAGCTCGATGCCGGTCGGATTCGACACGCTGACACCGGACTCGGTGAACAGGCCCGTGAGAACGACCCGACCGAGCGCGGCGTTCATGGCCCCGGCCGAGTTGCCAGCCACGTTGGGCGTGCTGGATTCGGTGGAGATCCCGATGTAGATCGTAGGACCGACACCTTGGGAGCCCGGGCCGACGATGTACAACTCGTGCGTGCACGCCTCGATGGACGCCGAGATGACGTTCATGGCGTGGACGGAGCCGACCGATCCCGCATAGGTGCCAACGGCGCACAGACCAGCCCAGCAGTACAGGGCCATGTAGCGATCTGTCACGGCGTGTTCGGTGAGGAACATCGCGTAGGTGTAGCCGCCGCCGCAGGAGACGTTGTTGGCGACAACGTAGTCGTTGTTACCGGGCGCTGGCAGCAGGAGCCCGACCGACAACCCGGTGCCGAAGACGCCCGGCGAAGAGTAGTCCGTGGATGGGCTCGCGACGGTGCCGAGCGTGCCGTAGCCGACGTTCTCCACATGCGCGTTCGCGCAGCCCCACAGGTTCAGCGCCCCATAAGTGAGGCCGTAGGCGGAGTGCGTGGTGAGGATCGCCAGATTCTTGACGACCACCATCAGGTTGCTGAAGTTCGCGTTCACACCGTAACCGGAGGCCTCATTGGGCCCGCTGATCACAGCCGGGTTGCCGTGCGCGTTGATATCAGTGATCTGAGCGCCGGTCGACGCGTAGACGCCGGCGGAGATGATGCACGACCCGGTCAGCTGCGGCATCCCTTGCAGCCAGTGCCGCACCGCTGCTGCTCCGTCACCCACGCCGACGAACGCGAGTTCCTTCTTGCCTGCCGAGGTCGCGTAGACGCCGAACGCGGTCTGCCCGTTGCCGCTCTTGGATGTGTTGAGGGCTCCGGCGTGCATGTACGGAAGGGGTGGATAGAACACCTCTGCGTAGCTGTGGCCTGCGGCCAGGTACGCCTCTGCGGCGTCGGTGGCAGTCTGGAAGGCTGTGCTGTCGCTGGTGCCCCACACGACTTTTGCGCCCGTGACGTTGCCGCCGGAGGCGTTCGCCAGCGACAGAGTGATCTGCGTCGAACTCTGACGGGACTGCGCGACCGCGACCAGGCTGGTGACGCCGAGGGCGCCCGCCCCGTTGACGATGACGGTCTTGCCGACGATGCCGGACTCGAACTGGCCCGAGGCGCTGGTGAGGATCGCGGAGCCAGTGCTCATCGCCCCGTCGGCGACCACCTTGGAGTCGCCGACGGCCCCATATTTAGTGACGTCGAAGATCCACGGCGTTGAGGTGAAGCGACTGTCGTTGCCGGCCGCCACGGTGCCGGCGGTCGTTCCTACTGGTAGGACCGAGCCGATGGCGCCGGATGCCGAGCGGGCCTTGAGGACGCCGCCTTCGGCGTACACCACCGCACCGGAGGCCGGGTTGCTGCTCGGTACGGTCGCGGCGTTCGGGACGTGGACGACTCCGACGCCGCTGCCGAAGTCTGTGCCGCCGTCGAGGAGTGAAAGGTTCGGCCCGCTCGCCCCGGGCTGCACGCGCAGCACCGGCAGCCCGTTGGCCGAGTCGACGAGGTACAGGTCTTGGCTGCCGGGCTCCATCTGCCAGGCGAACCGGTCGATGCCCGCGGTCCTGAAGGCGTAGGCGGCGTAGTTGGTGGTGGCGCCACGGTCAACGGCGTTGATGGCCGTGCCGGTGGAGTCGACGACGACGTTGCCGTCGGCGATCGTGACGTTGCCGGTGACGGTGCCGCCGCCGGCGAGGGCGAGGTACTTGGTGACGGCGTCGGCGATGGCCGCGGCCTGTGCTGCTGCTGCTGCTCCGGACGCGTCGAACGCGCTGCTCGCCTGGGTGGCCGCGCTGCCGAGGCCGAGGCTATTGCGGGATGTGGCGGCGCTCTGGACGTCGGACAGGTTGTTGGCCGCGAGGAGCGCCCCGGTGACGCCTCCGCCGAATGTGATGCCGCTGCCTGGCCACGTCCCGCTGGCCTTGGGCCCATAGAGGACCGCCGAGGTGGGGTAGCTGGTGGTGTTGATCCAGTAGTCGCCGTCGATGCCATCGGAGGACAGTGGGGTGCGGGCCCCGTTGAGGACGGCGTTACCTCGGGGGCCTTGGACGCCGGTCGGGGAGACGATGACGTTCGGCACGGACACCCCCTACGCGGCTGCGACTAGCTGACTGTTGAAGGTGCCGTCGACCCACGCGAGCGCGGTGGTCGTGCCGGGGTTGGACCACAGCGTGTACGGTCGCGCGCCCTTGCTGAGGAGGGCGGTGGCCGCCGGGTTGAGGACGACGGTGACGGTGCCGGTCACGGTGTCGACGGTGATGTAGCCCTGGCTGCTCGGTGTCGTAGTGACCTGCACGAGGGCTGGGCTGGTGGCGTCGGTCACGTGCTCCCGGATCACGAACTCCCACGTCCACCCCGTGACGTTGACCGGTGTGCCGTCGTCGTTCTGGAGGGTGAACGCCTGGATCCACTGCGAGCCGGCGGGCGTGAAGGCGTTCCACTGGTTGGGGAGTCCGGGCACCGCGTCACCGCCCCTCCGGATCGCTCGCTACTCGGCGTTGAGCGGATCGACGTTGGGCCACGTGTGGTCGTCCATGACGGCCGGGGTGTGGACGAGGTGGTCGCCGTCGTGGCGGCCGTCGTCGCTCCAGTAGACGCAGCGCAGTTCGAGCGGCTCGTCGTCGATGGTGACGGTGTCGGTGGCGGGGCAGCGGATCACGGCCTGGTCCTCTCGGGGTCAGCGGCGGTAGTTGCCACGGCTTCACCGCCCTTAGCTGAGGTGCTGTCCGGCATGGATGACGAACGGGATCCCGAAGGCGACGAGCCCGGCGGCGACCATCCGTACCCGGTCGAGGGCCGGTGTGGCGTTGGGCGCGATCGCTGCGAGGCCCCAGATGACGACGGCGATCAGGTAGCAGACGAGGTCGAGCACGGGAGCCTCCCGGGGTTCAGCGGGGGTAGCCGATGGGCCAGATCCGGGACTCCTGGATGTAGCGCCGGATCTCGCGCTGCGTTCGAGGCGCGCCGCCGTTCCGGATTCGAACCGGTACTGGCCAGCATCGGACGACAGCCTTCGTCTGCCGGCGGCGTCCCCGTCTTGGGGCCCGCTGCATGGGCTCTCGGGGAGACCCAGGCAGCGGACGTGAATGGCGGGCCGGGGACTCGCCTCGGGAGGGTCTCCCGGCCCACGGGGCGAGCGCTTCCGCAAGACGCCGCCCAGCCCCGGAACCAGCGGGGCAGTCAGTTAGGCCGCCTTGGGGCGCCCGGGTCGGACCTTGCTCGCTTCCAACACGGTAGGCAGGTGGAATAGGTCGCCGCCCGGGCCGTCAAGTAGAGGCGAGACCTTCCCACGGCTCACCCAAACTCGGATCGTTCCTGGCTTCACGCCCGCAACTCGGGCTGCCTGCCATATGTCGCCCAGGTCCTTGCGATCGTCTACCTGCCACAACTCCGGATTGGCGAAGGCGACCACGGGACCTCCCGCTGGTACAGGAAAGCCCCCGCCGGAATTCTCACGGCGGGGGCTTCGGTGGTTCTCGGGACGGATGTCTCACCGTCTGATCGTGAGATTACAGATTTCTGCGATCAAGTCAAGCCGACTGCGCAGCAGCATCACCGAACGGGAAGAAGTCGCGCCCGTCGGGCACCAACGATGCAGTCCACCGAGGTGCACCGTGCTCCGCACGGACGTCCAGGATGTGCACTTGAAGAGCCTTGCCCGGGTGGAAGTACTCGCCACTGGCTCGCATGGCGGCGAACTGAGTATGCCGCTGCTGCTCCAGGATCTCGCCACCGGGCTCCAGGGCCAGGACTTCGTTCGGGCGCAGAACGCAGAACCGCGTCCCTAACGCCATACTCGTCCCGATCTTGACGAGATGGCCAATCCGGATGTAGTAGACCCACGTCTGGCGGTCGCCTGCTTCCCGGGGGCCCTTCTGGCGAGAAGGTACGTCACCTGGGGCCACCGGGTGCCGCCTGAGCGCCTCCTCGTGGTGCCAACGCCCGAGCCTGGTGGCAATGGCGACCGCCCGCTCATCGATTTCCACGCCCGCGCATTCCATGTCGTGGAGCGTGATCAGGATGTTTGCACGAGCGGGGTCATCGCTCAGAACCTTGTCCGAATGGGGGATACGGTCCCCGCCGAGGGCGTCACTTCCTGGGATGCTGTACGGCTTCCGCGAGATAACTCTCGCCCTGACATGCTTGACCACGTCGACTCCTAACCGGTCGGCCACGCCCCGGGACGGTAGCCGCCGTCGCCGGGGTCTCAACTGCCCCAATTTTACCTGGTCATCGCCGGTTTGGGGGAGCCTTCGCCTATGCTGCAGCCCGCTCGGCCAGGGGCAATTCGAAAACCTCTTCCCGCCCGTACTGGGTGCCGCATCCGCTACAGCGTGCGCCGGGCGTGGAGAGGGTGACGTGCAGAGTGGCACCGCATGAGCAGGCGACAGGGATGCGCCGCTCCGGTCGCTCGCCGGTGACCTGACGTCTGCAGGTTCGCGTCACGGTGGCCACCTCGGCCTCGAACTCTCCGAACGCCGGGTGCTGCGACGCCGCCCACTCCAGGTTGTTCCGCAGCCCCTTGACGACCTGATCAAGTTGTTGCTGCAGCCCACCCTCCCAGCGGGGGTGCAGCCAGCCGAGGATGTCGTGCCAGTCGACCTGCCAGGCTTGGAGGATCGTGACGACGCCACCACGGGCGGAGAGGCTGAGAGGTTCGAGGCGGAGCGGGAGGGGTGCACTGCGACTGCCGGATACGCGACCCTCGCCTGATCCTGCGCCGGGAGCTAGTGCGCCAGCGAGCAGGGCGTAGAGGCCGCTGTCGCCAGCGAGATCCGCGAGGTTGCCGTCGGCGCGGTGCTGGCAGATTCGACAGGCGATCCGGTCGAGTTCGTCATGGCGGAGTCCGCGCCTGCAGGCGATACAGGTAGGCCACTCGTAGTCGGGCAAGGAGGAGTCGGGCACGGTGGGCCTCCCGGTGAGCATGCGGCTGCTGAGGCAAGTATGCACACGGTGGGTGACAACCTCGGGGTGAACCTCACGCGGTGTGGCGCATACGTCAGTAGCGGCGTCCGTGCTTGTCGACGATGTCGGCGATCTCCTGGTAGCGGAACGCGCCGACGAGACTCATTCGGTCGTCGTCGGTGAACGAGTCGACGTAGAGGGTGGCGACGGCAAGGAGCGCCTCGTACTCGGAGCGATCAACCGTCACGGTTTCTTGGGCTTGGGTGGCCTGGCAGTCGCTCACGTCGCTTCCTTCCGTTCGCGGCAGCAGTACTGCCGGTCGTCGCATTCGTCGGAAGGGTGCCAGTCGCCTCGGCATCCGCAGTCGCAGCCGCTTCGGCGTCTCGCTGCGCCGCATCCAGGGCTCCCGTGAGAGAGGCAATGGGATCGCTCATCGCCGCCTCCGCTTGATCCGGTTGCGCTGCCGCTGCCGGTACTTGTGGCCGTCGACCGCGAGCACGAGCCCGACGTGCTTCGGCTTGAGGCGGTAGGCGCGCAAGATCTGCCGGACCAGCGGATCATTCGGATGCGGGATTGCCATGCGCCCAGTATGCGACCGGGCGCCGGCAGTCCCCGCAGGCTAAGCGTCAGCCCAGCTTCGCCGCTGCCGCCTTGTAGTCGCCCGCCTGCGCCGGGGTGAGGAACCTCGAAACCCGAACCACGACAGAACCGTGAACGTAGTCGTACTCGGCGAGGGCGGGCATGCTCTTCCCGATGGCCTGGATGTACTTCGCGCGCGCCTCCGCGCCGCTCGCATCGCCGAACACCTCGATCGCACCCCCGAGCTCCACGTCGCCCTTCTTGAAACCGTCGGCGTCGCTCTTGGAGATGCGGGAGTCGGTGAACGTCACCTTCGACGTGTACTGGTTGGGGCGGCCCAGGAGATGGTTCGGGTCATTCTCGGCCGTGACCGTGCTGGAGAGTTTGGCTGATGACACCGACCCGGCGATGGCTTCGAGGGCGGTCGCGGCGGTGAGCGGCTTGGCGGCACTTGACTTCTCTGCGGCAGGACTGGCGGGGGCGCTGGATGTCGCGGCGGTGCTGGAGCAGCCGGCGAGGAGGATGACGGCTGTGCATGCGGTGGCGGCGAGGGCGTTTCTCATGACGGCAGATCATTCACCCAAGTGGGGCCGGACTGGGGCATTCCCGCAAATCCGTGACCTCACCGTGTCGCTCCGGTCACACTCATCCCCATGGCGGTCGCGTTGTGGGCGTTGGGTGATGACGAGGCGGAGCTGGCTGAGTGGCTGGCTGCTCACGGCATGCTGCCGGTGGGGCAGCCGGTGCACGGGATCACGGCACGGGCCCGCCTGATGCAGCGCTGCGAGCCACGGGGCGGCGACGGCGAGCCCGAACGCACCTGAGGCCCCTGCTTTCGGCGGGGGCCTCGATGGGGCGGGGTGGGGTGGTCAGCGGCGCCGGCGGGTGCGCCGATACCCGAACGGACCGGGCAGGTCCGAGCTGATGGTGTCGCGGCCGGTGCTGCTGCGCGTGTACTTGGGGCCGCCCTTCGCGCCGATAGTGACGGACACGGACTTGGCGTTGAGGTTGAGGCGGACGCCGGGGAAGATGCGGAAGCTCTTGCGGAACGTGATGGGCATGGTCAGATGCCCTTGCGGAGGTACTTGAGTCCCTTGGGCAGCTTCTTCCCGGTGTCGCGGACGGCCTGCTGGAGGCGGTCGTCTTCCTCGTTCTCGATGAGGATTCCGGCCCGGGACTGCTTGGCGGTGTTGTCGTACAGGTCGGCCTGCGCGCGACGGAACTTGGCGAGCTTCTCGTTCTCGTCGGCGTACTCGTTGAGCTCGTCGCGGGTGGGCTTGGACATGGTGTTCTCCTTGGGTCGGGTTGCTGGCTGCTGCAGTGGCGTTCAGGCGCCCGTCGCGTGGGCGAGGTCGGCTGCTTCTCCCAGGATGCGGAGGGGTACTCGGGGGCCGCCGTGGGCGTCGTTGAAGGACCACACGGAGTCGACGTCGTTGCCGAAGCGCCGCCGGATGGCGTCCATCAGGACTGCGAGCCCTTCGGTCTCGGCGCCGTGATTACCGCCGGATTCGATGCGGATGGCTCCGAGCAGGCAGCGCGCGCCCTGGGAGTCGCGGAGGGCGCCGGCGCACCATCCGTCGTCGGTGAGCCGCTGATGTGCCCGCTGGAGCAGGGCGGCGACGGGCGTCGGGTACAGGTCGACGGGCGTCCGGGGCACATCCACGGGGCCGCGGATGACATCGGCTAAGTCGACGGGCTCGGTGGCGATGTGCGCGGTGTTGATGTCGTTGGCGAGGCTGGCTTCTTCGAGGCGGATGGTCATGGCCGCGTCCACGGCCGCCATCCGCGCTTCCAGGCTCAGCTCCGGGGCAGGGATGGTGCGGGCCGCGGGCTGGACCTGGGCGGCGGGGATGACGGTCGCGGCGGGCATCAGTCGCGCACCTCCACGTCCGTGCCGGGCTGAAATTCTGCGACGCGGTACTCGTCGTCGGGGGTGTGGGTCATCACCTGTACTACCGGTGCGCCTTCGCCGTACTTGACGTCGTTGATTACGGTCTCCGAGCAGATCCCGCGCCCATCCGGCAGTTCGTCGCCGGGCTTGAGGTCTTCGACCTTCTTCTTCATGGCCGTTACCGCCTTACGCCGTTGAACGGCACGGTCATGCTGGCCTCGGCCATTTCGGCGATCTCGCTGCCGTCGGTGGTGCGGGTGGCGAAGCGGGCGTTGACCTCGGCGACGAGGCGGTCGCAGGTGGCGTTGTCGCCGCGCTGGCGGGCGGCGATGTAGTCGTTGACGGACTGGTGCTTGCTGGACATGCGGGTCTCCGGTTCAGCCGATTCGGCGGTAGGTGACGTCGAGTTGGCGAGGGTCGGTCTTGGCGGCGTCGAGGCGCTTCTGGAGCTCTTCGTCACCGTGGACGGCGACCGTGGTGGTGGGTTCGCCGGTGAACGGGTCGACCGCTGCCCCGATGCGGGAGGTGGCGGTGAGTTCGTACTTGGGCTCGGTCATGGGTCAGGCCTTCGTGAGTTCTTCGGCGTAGAAGCCGATGTAGCCGCCGACGGCCTCGCGAACGCGGCCTTCGATTCCCTTGACGGCGATCAAGCCGCCGGACTTCGATCCGTCGTCAACGACCGTGCCGGTCTTGCCGTGATGGGCGAGGTTGTCCCTGTTGGGGCGGCTGACGGTGACGCGGTCACCGGGCTGGAACTGCATGAGGTCTCCTTGGGTCAGTGGTCGCAGTTGGGGTTGGTGCAGTCGACGTCGCAGAAGTTGCGGAGGCGGGCCAGGGTGGTGT